TTACCCACTTATATGACCACGCACTTAATTGAATTTGATTTTGAAACCAGTAATGAGTTTGTTCCGGCATCATTTCAAATAAATTTTTTTCATTAATCTTTTTTTTCTCTGGTCCTTCAACTAATGACTGTAACCATTCAACAAGAATACCTCTAGCTTTTTTTCGTATCTTTTTTATTTTCTTTCTATTCATAATCAACACATTTAATTGGGTCTTTAATTTTTTCACAATAAAATTTTCTTGCTCTTTCCTTTAAAGAATTTTTCTTTTTATTTTTATTATCTAATATTTTCTTTTTCTTCTCTGGGTTTTTATCTTCTGTTGTAATTATATCTACAACTTTTACAGTTTCTTTAGCAACCATAAAGGCACAACCTGTACAAGTAAAAAGTAATATTAATGTTATTACAAAAACTCTATACATTTAATTTTATTTCCTCTACCTTTGGTTCTTTAACAACCTTAGTTAAATAAACATCACTCCTAGCATACTTAAATAATCGTAAACCTTTACCCTCATTAGTATCAGAATGACATTCAACTTTATGTTGACAATAAAAACAACCTTTAGCTATTTGCATATTACCACCTTTCTCATGTGGTATTGATTCATAACATTTTGCAGGTGGTTCTTTTGAAGCTAATTTTTCTTTAACATTTTTAATTAAAACTGAAACATTTGGTTTCATTAAATCATCTGGTCTAAACAAAGCTAGTTGTCCTGTTGCTTTATTAAGAGCAAGGAAGCCACCCTTATTTGTTGGTTCATTTTCTTCATACCCAGATAGCTGTGCTACATAACCAAAGGGGTCATCCTCATACAACGAACCATCTTGAAATTTTTTAAAACTATGTGAGGAAGCAGTCTTAACATCAACAACTTCTCCATCAATTTTACTATCCATATGTCCTACAATTCCATCCACAGTAACTTTCTTTTGTTGGTCTGTTACCTTATGCCCTGCTAATTCTGCGAGAAGTAAAATAAGATGTTCCATAAAATGACCTGTTAAAAATTTTAATTGTAGTGCTGGGTCTGGTTTAGTTTTCTTAAAAGGTCTGTTCTTATCATACCATAATTGTCTTGCCGGTCTTCCAAGTATAGACATTCGTAAAACTTTTTTATCTGCTTTCGTAGGATTTGTAAAATCCATTACGACTTCTTTTATATTATTTAAAAATTTAGATAGTTGTTCTTCACTAACATTAACTTTCTTTTTATAAGTAAGATTAACAAGTAACTTATTTATATCTGGAACTAATGTATCTAAACTTTTAGTGTGTTTCTTTCCAGTTGTTTCCAATTTTATACTCTCCTGTTAGTGAACAACGAAGACCTAACTGGTCTCCTGCATTCACGATTGATTGTACTGCTAGTTCACCAAAACTATCAGCTTGGTTTTCCTTAACTTGATATTGAAATTCATCATGCACATTAGCAACTGGTATAGCTGTAAGACTATGTTGTTGTATAGACTCTTCTAACAACACTAAAGCTTTCTTCATAGCTATAGCACCACCACCTTGAACTAAAGTGTTAAGGGCGGAATGCCTTTGTCTGATGATGAGTTTTCTTTGGTCAAGTCCTTTGAGGAAACCCTTTCGAGTAGCGATGTCCACTCTTTCTCGTAATCTTGCAAGACTTGGGAGACGCTTGAGAAATCTTTCTTTAATCTGTCTTCCATAACTCTCAGACCTTCCGCAGATAGTTCCGAGTTTTTTGTTACCTGCCCCATAAATGAACGCATAGATAAATGTCTTTGCAATATCTCTGCTTTCCAACCCTGCAAGAGTTTGATTTGTAGTGTGTATATCTCCATTAATGACTTCATTTATATATTCCTTATCGTTCATATAGTGGGATAATATTCTTAACTCAAGTCCACTTGCGTCAACTCCCACTAATTTATATCCGCTTGGTACTACCCATAATTCCCTGCATTCCTTACCATAAGGAGAGTACACAGCAGGGATTTGAGCCATATTGGGCGATGAATGACTCATTCTCGAGGTTATAGCCCCATTGGTTACAACTTTTCCATGCACTCTCCCATCATCTTTTACTGCTTCAATCCATGACTCTATCATAGCCACTCTTTTTTGCAATAAAAGAAACTCGTTAATCAATTCAGCTTCTGGAATATCTTTTATCTCTGATAAAACTTTCTCATCAACTATTGCTTGTCCATGTTCAGTAAACTTTTGAGGTTTCCAACCAAGATTAATTAATCGTTGTCCTATTTGTTGTCTTGAACCAAGATTAAATTCTTGATATGAAACTTTAGTAAATGGTACTCCTTTCTTATAACCCCTTGCTTTATTGTTTACCTTTGGTGTAAAAGTTTCTTCAATCTTTATTGGTTTAAATGTTTCTCTAACTTTATTTTGAACTTCATCTATCTTATCTCGTAATCTAGCAAGAAGAATATGTGCCTTTACATTATCAATAAGAAATCCATTTGATACTTGTTGTTCAATTATTCTAGCTACATCATGTTCAAGTTGAATAGACTCTTCAGAAAATCCTCTGCTCTGTCTCATTAATAAATTATAAACTTGTATTAATAATTTAACATCACGAATACAATACCTTAACATTTCTGAACTGAACTTTGTAAAGTCATCGAAGTCAAACTTCTTATATCCAAACTTTAAACCAAATGCTTTTAACTTATGTCCTCCTTCTCTTACTGGATTAAATAATCTTGATAGGATTAATGTATCAGTAACTTTTCCAACCTTAAATAAATCAACACCAAGAACTTTATTAATAACTGGTGCGTCAAAACCTATGATGTTGTGTCCAATAAACTCCGAATAATTACTCGCAACATCCTTAAATTTATGAATATCATCCTCAGTATAATGTATAATATTGCCCTTATCACAAATAGTGACCAAGCAAAAAATTTTATTGGGTAATGAACCATTAATCCTAGGTGTCTCGATGTCAAGAAATAGTTTAGCCATTGTTTACTCCTAAAATTTATCGTCTGCATTATCATTTTCTGTAGGTTTTTCTGTTTCATGTAATCGCCCTGTATCCTTATCGTAAAATAAATAAGTTGCAGGTCCAGTCATACCTACAAATCTATTCTTTAATACTCTTAAAGATGTTGTATTACGAATAACCTCATTGTCATTCTGTGCGTCTCTCTCTAATCCAATAACCATATCAGATAGTTGAGCAATAGAACCACTACCTCTAAGTTGAGACAACGATGTAACTGCTCCCTCTTCATGTCCTTTTCCATCCGGTCTTTTAAGGTGAGAGACAATAAGCAAAGCCATATCTGTTTCTTGTACAAGTGTACGAAGCTTTGTCATAATTTCATCTAGTCCTTTTCTTTCATCCCCATATTCTTGGGATGATACAACCATACTAATATGGTCAAGAACAATGAACTTACACTCTAAAGCTTTTGCCATATATCTAACCCTTGATATAATATTATCTACAGAATTAGAACCAAAGTGATTATAGAAATAAAATCTACCAGAGCCAATAGTTTTATTAAAGTATTCTATCTTATCATCTTTACTTAATGATATGTCTGGTCTTCTAAGTGGAAGGTTTGCTTCAACACCCATAATGTCAAGTGCTGTTATCTTTGGACTTTCCTCAAGCATAATCATACCTATGTTTTGTTCAGTAGTTTTATAGATATGATAAACTAATTCTTTTAATACAGAAGTCTTACCTAATCCTGTACCTGCTGTAAAAGTTACTAGCTCTCCACTACGAATGCCATAAGTTAATTCATCTAAACCTTTCCAACCATAGTCTGTTCGTGATTTAACAACAGGTTCTAATACTTCATCAAGTAATGTAGAACCTTTTATAATTCCATCCGGTGCATGAACAGGTGCGTTCCACCAACACTTCATGTATTCTTCAGACTTTCTAGCACGAAGCATATCATTTGCGTCTTTGAAATTCTCTGGTAACTTAACTATCTTTGCCTTTGCAGGAGCAAATAATTCTGCAACCTTTTTACTTTTCTCTCTACCTATCTCATCATTATCAAAGTTAATAACTATGTTCTCAAACTTATCAAGCC